GGATGTTTTATGTCTGAGTCTGCAGGATCGACTATTTTTAGCTCAGCTAAAGTGCAAGGCACAGGTAGCGTTAATAACATAGTTAGTTCTGCAGTTCCTATTATAAGAGGAATTTTAATGGCACCTTCCGGTGTCGTTTTAAGGTTATCATCTTCTGGTGGCGGGAAAAATTCAGATAAACCTTTATCAACGTTAGTAGCCAATGATGCTTCGTCTAATGGAACAACATTAGGATCCGTCGCACTTTATGATGAAAATGGAAAATCTTTACAACAATTTACATTGTTATTGAATGGTCATAAAGAGACGAAATCTTATCCAAACGTTATAACAGCATCTTTTGATGTCCAGTCTGAAAATTACATAGGTAGGGTTTTAAATCAATCAGCGTCTCTAATGCAAAACGCAGGACACTATCTTGCTGCTTATTGGGACGTGCATCCTTCAACAACTGTTTTAACTGGTGTAGGTGTTGTTACTGCAGGATGTGATAATCCGAATAATTCAAATCAAGTTTTAGGAAAAGAACGTTCGGCTTTCTTGATAACTTCATCTCTTGCTAGAGATACAGGAAGTTCCACTGTTCCAAATTATGAAAATTTTAGAGACAGATTTTCTCATGCTTCCACGCCTTGGATAATTTCCCAAAAATTTCACAACAAATATACCAATTTATTTAAATTCCATGCATTAGACGCAGGCTCTAATGTCGCTAATCAATATAAAGTACTGATACAGGATATCATTCCAGCAGGTATAGATGATGAGTATCAGTATAGCTCTTTCAGCATTTCAATAAGAAATATTAAGGAATTAGATGATTCTGCACCTTCATTGGAACAATACATCAATGTCAATTTAGATCCTGCGTCTCCTCGTTACATATCGAAGCTTATAGGCGACATCCATGCGTATTATGACTTTGATCGCACGGCCGGTGAACAGAAGTTTGTTGTAGAAGGAAATTACCCAACTGTTTCTAGGATAGTTCGCGTAGAAGTTTCACGAGAAGTGCACGAACAATCTGTACCTCCCCAAGTTGTTCCTATGGGATTTAGAGGTATATCTCATTTAGTCACTTCGGGTTCTGCACCTTTTGCTTCGTTAAGTGGTATTGATGCTTCTGCATTATCTAACACAAATGTTTTAAGAAACTGTATTACTTTACCATTACCTTTAGCTGATAATATCAACATATTAGATGGCAATAATCAGTTAAAACCTTCAACTTCAAAACATTGGGGAGCTAAATTTGAAAAAATAACAGATTTAAATAATCCTAATGGAAGCGGCATATTCAATGATAACTTTGAAGCTATAACGAAGCACTTCCCCAATCATTCTGTAAACAACATTAATTTTTCAGTTTCTAACAATGAAGGTGCACCAGATACTACACAATTGGGAATAATAGATGCAGATAGATTCTGTAATAATTTGTTTACGTTAGAAAATATAAAAATTGTGACGTCGTCAAATGGGTTTGTAAATCCGCCCAGCAATTGGGTTTATGCATCTTATGTCAGAGATGGTAATTTTGCAATAGAAGATAAGTTTAAAACGCGCCCTGTTACGGTAAATGATTTGCGAGATAATCAAAGTCGCAACTATCTTTCATTTTATACGATATTCCAGGGAGGATTTGACGGAGTAAACATTTTTGATGTTGAAGAAAGAAGTTTAACAAATGCCGCCGTTAGAGCCGACATGAATTATTCTAATAGGGGTCGTGAAGTTGGTCCAAACGTAACGTCCTATTTGAAAGCGTTAGAGATATTGAATAACGTAGCCGGATTTGACATGAAAATACTTGCAATACCCGGTATCAGACATCCCGTAATTACTGATGAAGCAACTGCTGTTGCGGAATCTAGATTTGACGCTATGTACGTTATGGATATTGAACAAGTCAATATATCTGGAGATACTATCGACGTTTCTAAATACATTGCATACAATGCATATGCTAGAGCCGATGTTACTAATACGGCACAAAGATTTGAAGACAGAGGTTTAAATTCTACATTTGCAGCAGCTTATTTTCCAGACGTCATATTAAGCATTCCATCTAACGTCTATGGAATTGATAGAGTAGAAGTACCTCCTTCGGTTGTTGTTTTAGGCGCAATATCTTTAAATGACAGCATAGGACAACCATGGTTTGCTCCGGCTGGTGTGACACGTGGAGCGTTAAAATCTACATTAAAAACAGTAGGAAATATCTTGGAAAATGATGTTAATGAGCTTTATGGCAAAAACATCAATCCTCTGTACGTGCCTCAGCAAGCTGGTAATTTGAATTCTGGCGTTGTTGTATGGGGCCAAAAGACAATATCACGGTCTAATTCTATTTTAAGCAGAATCAACACCAGAAGATTGTTGATTGAGATTCGTCGTCAAGCCCGCGAAGTTGCTTTAAAGCTTCTCTTCAATCAAAATCTTCAATCAACTTTACAAACTTTTAGTTCTGAAATGAATAAAAGATTAGGAACAATTAAAACTCTCTTTGGATTAAAAGAGTTTAATGTTAAAGTTGATTTATCAACCACAACACAAAAAGACATAGACAACAATACGATTAGAGGAAAGATTTACCTAAGACCAACTAGAACCTCTGAATTTGTGTCTTTAGACTTTATTGTGTCAAACGGATTAGAATCAGAAATTTAAACGTCTAATTCAAAAACAAAATTTTCGCATCCCCAAATTTTAACGACACCGGCTGATTCAGCAACTTGGGCTTCCGTTAATCCCTCAGATGAATCAGCTTTAAACTTAAATCTGTTGTATCTGTTTTCGAAATCAGTCCACCAAAACCGAGGCGGAGTTTTAGAGATTTCTTTAAACCCAGCATGTTTATAACCGTTGCCCGTTCCTCCCCAACGGTGGTCAACATATGTTACAATTTTTTTATAACCATTTTCATTTGACCATTTTTTGACATATTTCATGAGTCGGCTGAGGCCACCTGGAACGTTATGATTTAGTTTAGGACAACATCTAGCTATTTCGATTCCATGATGCTTTTTATGGAATGGCTTTCTTACAGATATTCCATAAACTATTTGTCCTTCATCATTGATTAATCCCCAAGAGTTTACGGAAGTAACATCACCATCTGCATGATTTTCTTCAAAGAAAGTTTTTCTTTCTGCCTTTGTCAATTGTCTTACGACACATTTTCTTGCCGCAATTGTCGTTTGAGAAATGCCGAGACGAGATGAGATCATAGATTGAATGATGTTACGTCTATCTCTCCATTCATCTTCAAATACGTGCATCAATTTGACACCAGCTTGTTCTGCGCTCAGTGTTTTATTGTTGTGATATCCTTGTGTCTTATTGACATGACTATGCCAGTACAGTCCGTTGTATTCAATGGCTATTTTTTTAGATTCTATGAAGATATCTAACTCAAGTCCGTTTAAGGTCTTTCTGATATTTCTTGTTACGACAAATCCCAATGATTCTATCCATTTTGCTAATTCTTCTTGCGCTGCAGATCCACCTGGAGAACAAGAAAAACACTTACCTCTCTGTAAGCTTCTAAGTGATCCTTGAAATTGTTTTCCACATCCATTGCATTCTACGACTATTATTTTTTGTGCATCATTTATGTAATTTTCTAATCCGCCGATGACTTTTAACTGTCCTGTTTTTTCAATTCTTCCTTTAATTTCATCATGTGGTAATCTTTTTAAATGATCAAGTCTTTCCCTGATTTGTTTTTGTTTCATTTTTAATGAAACTTTTTGAGATATTGACTTGATTCTATCATCTGATTCTTTTGTCAATCCTTTTGCCCAAGGTATGATTTCACCAATGGCAAATTTATTTTTTAAGTTTTCTTTGATCTTTGTGATTCTAAGATCATCAACGGATGTTAATCCTTTATTCCAAATCTTTATTGAACCTTCTTCAAATCTTTCTTTTCTGCCACGCCCGGTCGCTTCAGCTCTTTCTTTGATTCTGTAATCAGTTTCTTTTGTCAAACCTTTAGACCACCCCGTTTTACCCTTCAACGATTCTGATCTTTTTCTGGAAACTTCTTTTGCAGATTCAAAATCCATTACTTTATAGATGGATGCGTTATGGCCGTTGATGACTGTTGAATATCCTTTCCACCATCCGTTCCATTTTGTTTCTTGGCCACATCCGCACGCACATTTTACAGGTCCATTGTTGACCTGATTCCACAAGCGTTGTGCTGTAATTTCATGTTTTGTCGCAAGATGATTCTCAAATGATGTCAATCTTTTTGATTCAAAATGATCGCACAAAGGACACATTATAGTTCTCAAACTTCCTTTATTGTAGTCACCCATCTATTCTTGCGCTTCCCTTACTCATAATATATTCTTAAGTTGAAAAAAATTGATTAAAAAAGAATCTCACTTTTCATATAGGAATATTTATCAATACTCACCCTTCACAGGAGAAAATTACAATGGCTGAGACACTTGACGTTACATCGATGATTCCAAATAAATTCGAGCCGAAGCGTAAGAACCGCTGGGTGCTCATGATCGAAGGTATCGACGCTTACATTCTTAAGACAGCAGCTCGTCCTCAAATCACAACAGAAGAAGTTGAAGTTCCATTCATTAACAGCCGTCGTTACCTTGCAGGAAAGACAACTTTCAGCACAATGAACGTCACGCTCCACGACCCAATCGCTCCATCAGGTGCACAACAGGTCATGGAATGGATCCGTCTACACTTTGAATCAGTATCCGGCCGTTCCGGTTATGCTGACTTCTATAAGCGTGACATTCAGTTAAAGATGCTTGATCCAGTTGGTACAGTCGTCGAATTATGGGACATCAAGGGTGCATTCATCACAGATGCAAACTTTAATGAAGTCACATATGAAGATGGTGGTCCTGTCGAAATTGCTCTAACGCTTCGTTATGACAATTGTGTATTGCAATACTGACAAAAAGCCTTTTATCAAAACCCCAAGTATAAAAACCTCCGTGGCAAAGCTGCGGAGGTTTTTAGTTTCTTAGTGACTTTTTATCATTATTTGATTTACAATCATTTAGAATGATTACATAATGTAGCAAATCTTTAGGAGATATATGTCATCAGACCAGAGAGAAAATAAGAATTCTGTTTTTACAGCTACAAACACTCCACCTGGAGTTGATCCTCGTATGCCATCTGTGTCTTCAGCTGACAAATTAAAGGCTGATTTCGGTTTAGACATTCCTAGCGAGTTGGTTCCTATTCCTTCAGCAGGCAAAGTTTATCCCCCTAGTTCTCCATTACACAATAAAGAGACGATTGAAATTCGTCCTATGACAGCTAGAGAGGAAGACATTCTAACTTCTCGTGCTTTGATTAAAAAAGGCACGGTAATTAATGAGCTTATAAAGTCATGTATTGTAGATCGTTCCGTTAACATCTCTGATCTTCTATTAGGTGATAGAAATGCATTGATGGTTGCCGTCCGTATTACTGGGTATGGACCAGATTATACCGCAGAGATTCAATGTTCTGAATGTGATGCTAAGTCTGAGAGAACTTTCAATCTAACAGAATTACCTATTAAGCGGCTTGAATTAGACCCAGTTGTCGAAGGTGCAAATCTTTTTGAGTTTGTGCTTCCTCATACGAAGAAGAGAGTTCAATTTAAGTTCTCTACTGGTCGTGATGAAGAAGAACAGAATATTACTCAAGAGAAGCAGAAAAAGATGGGAATAAGCACCGAGTCGACAGTCACGACATCGCTACACCAGGCGATTGTTTCCGTCGATGGCGTTGAAGATAGATTTAAGATTTCTAACTTTGTTAAGATGATGCCAGCTCGCGATTCTCTTGCTTTGCGAAGCTACATTAGAGATAATGAGCCCGGATTGACGATGAAGCAAGACACAACATGTCCATCTTGCGGTCATTCCGAGGAGGTGAATATGCCACTTGGAGTCTCGTTTCTTTGGCCTTCGGTCGGAAGATAAAGAAGCACTAATTCTAGAACCATCTTTTATATTGATGTATTATTGCGGATTTACATTTAGAGAGGCTTATTGTCTTCCCGTAGCATATAAAAGATGGTTCATCCAACGAATTAACAAAGAATTATCTAGAGGTCAAGAAGAAGGACAACAAACCTCTAGAGCTTTGCATCATAACCCAGCTGACTCTAGGGCTTTGTTGGGAATGAATAGAGCAGAATCACCCTCCAGGCTTCGCAGATTTACATAGCTATTGTTTGGATGTTTTTTTAAAATCTTACTAAATATATGCATGGCACAAGCACGTAATGATGCATCAAATGAGTTAGGATCTCTAGGAAAGAAACTTTTTTCTTCCATCGCTTTGTGGTTATCTGGAAAAGAAATAGAAAACTTACAATTAAAAGGTACGGATTCACAGTTAGACGCTATTCGTGCCGCGATGGTAGCATCTAAAGACTTTCAAGATGAGCTTTCAAAATCTGATGCGTCATTAGAATCAATCTCTAAAAAACTTGAAGCTAAACTTCAAGCTGCTAAGACTTTCGAAAAAGAATTAGGCGTATCTTGGCCTTTATGAGGTAATGTATGGCAAATCCTCAAGGCCCATCATCGGATGAAATTAGTCAGCAAGCTAAGATGATGCAGCAATTGACTGCTGCGATTACTGCACAGACTGCTGCCTTTAATGCCGCCGCAGCTGCTGCTAGCACACAAGCTAATGCAGTGAACGAAATTGGCGAAGCCGCAGATGCTGCCAGTTCAGCTTTGCAAAAAGCTAATAGAGAGAATGAAAAGTGGCGTGAAGGTGTTCAAAAAGCGATCGATGATGTTGAGTCTTTATCAGACGCTGGAAAAGTTTTTTCTACTGTTCTTAAGAAAATGGCTAAAGACGGAAGCACCGGCGCTAAAGCGTTGCTAGCTCTTGGTGCTGGATTAAAAGGAATGGCTTCAGGATTTAAACTTTCCTTAAATCTTGCAAAATCTTTTCTTGGAGGTATTACAGGGATCATTGACGGATTAATGGATCTTGCCGCTGCGGTTCTATCATTTCCTTTTAAAGTTTGGGAAGAAATTATTGGCATGGCCAAAGGTGGTGGCGGTGGTGGTGGAGGATTACTAGAAGCTCTTGAAAAAGTCAGAGAAACATTTGGTGATATAAAACAAGGAACAGCCAAAGAAGTCATAGACATTGCCAAGGGATTAGCTTCCTGGGGTGATATGGCTCCTGGTCTCATGAAGACGTCTAGACAGTTCGGAACATTGGCTGATTCAATTGAATATGTCATGAAGTTAGCTGGTCCTGCCCCCGTTTTGTTTAGCAGTCTTAAGTCAGAATTTGAAAAGACGGGTAAGAACGTCTTCATTATGGCTAAGGGATTAGGCGTTAGCGAAGAAGAGTTTAGCGGCCTTATGAGTGCTGCAAAAGCTACAGGTACGACGGTCGAACAGCTTGAAGTTGACATGACCAAATTTGCTAAAGGATTATCTGCGGAATTTGGTCTTAACTCCAAGTTAATGTCTAGAGACATGTCGAAAGCCATAAAGGATGTAAAACATTTTGCTAATTCGACTGTAAAAGAAATTGCTAAAGCGACAGCATATGCACACAGCTTGGGATTAGAATTAAAAGACATCACAGGCATTCTTGATGCATTTAATACGTTCGATCAAGCTGCTGAGAACGTTTCAAAACTTTCGCAAGCTTTCGGTGTCAACATCGACGTAATGAAGTTAGTCGAAGCAAAGACGCCTGATGATGCCTTAAAGATGTTGAAAGATTCCTTTACTTCGGCAGGCAAATCTGTCGAAAACATGAATCGACAAGAATTACAACTCATCGCTTCGACTGTGGGTATGTCTGAAGAAGCTGTTCGTCAAGGCTTATCTTCAAAGAATCAAGCGATATCGATGAATCATCTTGCAAAGACGACAGACAATTTGTCAAAAAAGTCAATGACTGCGTCTGAAGCGACGAAGGCTTTAAAAAATGATATTGAAAGAGTAGTTGGTGGTGGTGGCGGCGGCGGACCAGAATCCAATTCCTTAATGGGAATGTTCTTTGAAGGATTCTTGCAAGGAATTACGACGACCAAAGAATTCAGAAAGATCATTGCAAATCTTAAAATGGATTTCGTTGTCATTATGGAACAAGGTCGGCAATTGGGTCGAGCCTTCGTTGAATATTTTCCAGGTGTTAAAAAGTTTCTTGAAGGATTTAGTGATATACTAAGCCCAGATAAACTTGGTAAATTATTTGAATCATTTAAAAATACTTTTACAAACTTTTTCAAAAACATGAAAGGTGATGTAAGCATAAAAGGATTAATTGATTCTTTGATAGGCGATTTTAAAAATTATCTAACGAAAGCTGGCCCTGGTGGCCAACAGATGCTTGATGGTCTTACGGAGTTTTGGGGTGCTGCAAAAAAGATAATTGCTAGTGCGATCACATGGATCGGAGATACGTTAGCAGACGGGTTTAACATGATCGTTGATTTTTTTGAGAAAGGCGATCAATTAAATGGCATTACAAAAAAGATTCAATCAGAAACTGGTCCTATTGTTTCAGCTTTTAAAAATGCAGCTGGAAAAGTCATGCCTGCTTTCAAAAGGTTATTTAATCTAGCATTCGATTACCTTGAAGATAAAGCATTGGAATTTTGGGGTAACCACTGGGGTAAAATATTACTGTTTTTTGGTGGGCCTGCAATGGTTTCTGGTCTCGGCCAAGCATTCATGCAATGGTATGCCAAAGGTGCAATGGAAAAAATGTTGCAAAGCACATTAAAAAAAGCTTTGGTCGATCAATTTGGTGCAGGAATTACTGAAGGCGCTGCAAAAGGTGCATCGGAAGTCGCCACCGGCGGCGGCGCATTTTCAAAGATGTTTTCTACGTTGACTACTGGTATTGGTGGTGCTGTCACGGCAGGCATCGCCGCAGGCCTGGTCGCAGCCTTTGTTATTTGGCAAGCAGGCGTCAATAGAATGATGTCATATGCCGATAAGAAAAAAGAGGCTGAATCGTTTGAAAAAAATGTAGCAAGTAATTTTCGTGAAGCGATGGCCTCAGGCGATAAACAAAAGATAGCAGAAGCTAAAAAAATGCTTGAGGATGCCAACAAAGAATACCTGGATAAGAGAGAAAAAGAAAGAGGTACCGGCATATTTGATGCACTCCTCGGCACAAGCGAACAATTAAAAGAAGCTCAAGCTCGTCTAGATAGCATAAAACAAATGACAGACGAGGCTGATAAAGCTCTCGGAAAAGGTAGCGCTCCCGGAAAAGGTAGCTCATCTCAAACTAGAGAAAAGAGGGGAAAAGAGCTAAGACAACGCGCCGAAGCCGCGGCGGCCGAGGCTGGAATTGATGACATTGACGCATATATGAAAGGTTCTGGTTGGGAAAAGTTTAAACACCAGAGCCTTGTTGGATTGCTTAAATCAACGTACTCAAAAGATTCCCACGGCGAAGCTTTGGAATTATATTATGCCGCGGAGGCGGATAAGGCCGGTGGCATCAACGAATTAAAAGAGGACATTCAGAATTTACAAGATGAAAGTGAAAAACAAAACAATAAGTGGATCAATAAAATACAAGATGATCAAATAGAAGCGTCTAGAAAACTTGTGGATTCGTTAGGCGGTGGTGATGCCGCCAAAAAAACGACTTCCGAGTACATGGCTAAACTAGGGGAACAACAAGATCTTCGATCAACAAACCAAGATTTACAAAAACAAATAGAACGAATTTGGGACAAACGTGGCAATTCTGAATACGCTCAAATAATAGCAGGACTTCAAGATGCACAACGCGAAAATGCTGAAAAATACAAATCAATTGGTGACACGCTCCAAGAAGATAAGTTTAAATCTTTAGACGAATTTATTAAATCACAAGGTACAACTGATACACACAAAAGATTGTTTAATGAATTAGCTGAAAAAGCAACCGGCGGGAATGAAAGCGGTCTTGCGGCGATAGTAGAAGTTTCAAACATGACGACTAAAGCTGAACAAGAAAAGGCGACAGAACTGCAAGAAGAAGGCAAACGATTGCTTGAACAGTCTGCTAATGAAATCGGTGCGACAACATTAGACAATGTGGAAGAAAGAATAAAGAAAGTAAAAGAAATCAGTACCAACATTTTAGGCAAAGAGACAGACTTTAACGAACAGGTGAAAAAAGTTAGAGAAAGTTTAGCAAAGTTTGAATTCGTCATAATGGATGCAACAACACAGACAAAGTTTGCGGAAGGATTAGCGGGGTTAAATCGTATCAATACATTCGTTAACACAGTTAAGGGTGTTGTTACGTCTTTGGCCGAAATTAAACAAGTTCTTGGTAGCGGAACTTCCGTAAAAGGCACTGCTGATTCAATAAAGACGGTAATGTCAGAAATAAAGACTTCTTTTGAAAAGCTTGATATCCCTGACATGAAACCGGCGTTAAAGAAGCTTGACGATTTGACTCAACCTATGAAGGATATTGTGACTAAAGTTGGTTCTGTTTTTAGCGGCATAGGAGTAAAAGAAACAAAAGCGTCTTTAGATGCAATGCTTGTTAATGCAAGAGGTATTCAAACTAATTCAACTGAAATTGCATCTGTATTATCAAAGATATCTCCCACAATTACCGCTAACGGAAATGCCAATATAACCGCTTCAGCGCAAACCATAAAAAACCAAGTAGAAGCCATGGCAAATGCTATCAAGGAATTTAATACCGCGTTGGCTCAACTTGCGCAAGGTCAAGATACTATCAAAGTCAAACTCGGCGCCACGGCAAATGCATTGGGAGTTCGTGATGCGGAATACAATCTCTCCCGCGGCCCTCTCAACTTCCAGTTTAAGATTGACATTAATGTCGATGGTAAATCTTTGGAAAAGACCGTTGTCGGTCGATCTGATTCAGTTATTGTCAAAGCCTTCGGCGCTGTGGAAACCGGTAAAGGCCAAATCCAAGGAGTCGGACCTGGTTTAACTGGTGTTAGTAGCAAATAAAGCTTAATGTTAATCTTATGAAGATCCCTACAAAAGAAGAATATTTTAAGAAGTTACGTTCTGATAAGGATTATCAATCTTTGTTGAAGGCTGCACCTTCTGATGAGCGCCAACGCATCATTAATACCGTTGAAACAGTCATGAGTTCGATGTTCGAAGCTTTTTCTTTGATGGCTTCAAATGCAAAAGGAGATCCAAACATTGCAAAAGAAGTTACTGAGGCTTTGAAAACCGGCGTCGGCATAATTAAAGAAAGCGATGGCTCTCCTATCGCGCCAGAAAAAAAAGAAAAGTAGGAATAGATGTCAGGGATCAAAACAGGCAACAAAGGGTTTGTTAATCCAGTCGATGGCAAAGTTTATAGCGTCGTCACTGGTGAAGAAGATCCTGCAAATCCAGTTAATCCTGTAGGGACGACATATGATCCCGGTGACATGACTGTTGATAAGACAATCAAAGACATCAGCAAACCTACACGTTTGACATTAGGAACTTACCTTAGCAAGGCGACCAAAGGTGAGGTAGGTTCTACAAACATTCCTAACAAATACCCGATTGATGCCCCGACAGCGGATTCATTGACCTCAAAGATCGTTGAAAATGGTTATCCTGCCCCCTTGAGTCCCACCACAAATTCTTCAAAATTTGCAGGCAATTTACCATCATCTTTTTCACAAGATTATTCTGCGCTTCAAGGTGCCGCCGGTAATGATAAAGTAAAAAAGGGTTTATCTTCAGCTGATGGAAAAGACGGCAATGATCTTTTACCTGGTGTTTCTGTTGATCCAGCCATTGCAACAGTCGTTTCCAAATATCAGACTTATTCATTTGTTCCAAATTATAGATCACCAGGTACAAAATTCACAGCTGAAGATATCCTATCGCCATCTTCAGGATTTGATCCGAAGAAAGTTAATTACACTTCTTTAACATTAAAAAAGCCAAGTGAAGAGGCGGTTAATGCGTCAGATCTTAGCTTAAACCTAGAGTCAGTCGTCAGAACACCTCAAACATTAACGACAAAAAATGCATATCCAGTAATTTTACCTGATGAAAACTCCGCGATCATTCCGGTTTCAACAACCACAGAGGGATATCCGTCTCCATTAACGTTATCAAACAATCAAAATTTAAAAGTCTTTGCAGGCAATTTACCATCATCTTTTTCTAATGATTTTTCCTCGTTTCAAGGAACAGCCGGCGACTATAAAATCAAAAAAGGATTGTCGCCTGAAAAAGCGACAGATGGTAATTCATTATTAAAAGAAGTCAGCATCGATGCAAATACGCAGACGACAGTTTTAAAATATCAAAATCAAGTCATATCTTTAAATACGTTTAATTCTAACGTATCATTTATTGATTTAGGTTCATTACCATCTAAGTTTTTTCCACAAATTCATGTCGTCAAAGTATCTGGTAAATATGCAGGCCAACCAGGCGATGTAATATCAAAAGACTCTTTAGAATTATCTAGATTAATAAATTTTCCTGTAACGATTACAAAGAATTACAAAAACAAGTTTCCTATCGTAGTTTCAAATCTACCGAATAAACCAGAGAACTATGTTTATTCTTCTTTAGTTACCAACGGAGTACCTACTACATTAACCCCCGCTTCATCGCAAAATGAAGGAAAAGTTTTTGCTCCAGGTTCTCCTGGAACGCCTGAAGTAAAAAATGTATATTCTAATTTTTATACAACTTTAAATGTTGATAATCACGGTGGTATACAAAAAGGAAAGACAGGCATAGATGATCCACCCGGCGTTAGTCCGGATGGTAATGAATTGTTGGCCAACGTTGTTATTGATAAAGCTTCAAACCAAATAACAAGCCCAACAATTTTATCTGCTTATTCAAATGTAATAATTGATTCTAATACGTTTGATCCAAAAACGCAGTTCTTTGACGTAAAGTCTGCAGATATATTAAAACCCTCAGCTACATTTGAACCAACGCTTAATAATATTCCTCAAAGCGAACCAAAGGGACAGTATGAAGGAATCAAGAAGATTCCTATAACGCTTTTGGATCTTTATAAACATGCAGTTGACGTAACAACAAAAAACCAATATTCTATTGGTCCTGTTCCTGAAAACGTGTCAACTATTCTTGGTGCTAACGTCGTTGAACAGGGGTTTTCAACTCCTCCGTTATCAACGACTAATACAGAAATTTATGTCTCGCGCGAACAAATTAAGCCTTTATCGACAGATCCAAGCTTAACATCTCAAACCAGCCTAGCTAACTCTTCAAACTTCTCTAAAGGTAAGAGTGATATTGCTGCGCCGTATAATGGCCAGAATTTATTGAAAGATATTTCTGGTAATCTTAGTTTTGATGATAAGTTAAAAAATTCTAATGGTCGCTTGGATTTTAAGACTAGCGGATTAGACTCTTCTGCTTATCAACCGGGCGGTGTCATTGATGGTGATCAAGGAATCGACGAGTTTGGTTCCGCTACGGGAAACTCGATTGTTGATGAATTTCATCCTCTTAATGGGTACAAGACGAACAATGTCGGCGTTCTTTCGATAGGAAACAATCGATGGGCCGCCCGCGCAAGATCAAGGTCAACTTTTAATCCAACGTTGAAATTAGCTGATGGTACTCCTGTATCACATTTAAGAATGGCCAAGATAGGCACGGGATTGTTACAACGTGCTGCAGGTGAAATACCAGCTTGGACAGCAGATAAATTTAATCCAACAGGCAATCTTGCAGAAGCTGGAGCGATTTTACCTTCCGTCGTTCAAGTCGGAGCATTAAAAGTCGATAATGCTCAATTAATGGCACGGGATGTTTTAGATCATTTGTCTGAAGGAGAAGAAGATCCTGCTTCGCTCATCAATATTGCTCGAGGATTTACTTCAAACGATCAATCATGGGGCGCAGCTTACAGTAGCACAGAATCTTATGATGAACCTGGCAGCGCAATAGGCCTCTCGCTGACTATGATCGCAATGGTGTTAGCGATTAATTTATTATACAGCCTTTTCTTGATTGGCGAAAATACAAGGAAATCTTCAAGAAAAATAGCTGATGGTGCTAAAGGTTCAACAGAGTCAGATCAGCAAGCTAAGGGAAGTTACATATTCGTTCAACCAAACAGTAATTCTTTCTTTGATTTCATGCCAGATCCAAATGAAGTATTTGGATTAAGAAAGACAAACAACAGTTATTCTGAATGTGTTGGTTATGGAGTTAGAGCTTTTTTCCTGGGATCTGAAAAAGCTTCTATTTCTTACGGTGAAATGGCTCTTGCTTTAGCAGGAATAGGTTTAGATGCAATCATAGGAGAAAACTCACCATTAAATGCAAATTTAGTTGTTTGTAGAACAATAGTTCGTTCTGCTCTAGTTTTTGCAATAGCAATCGATAGTATAATCAGAAAATTCAATACCAGCGGTCTTGCGGGGGCTAAATCAATACTTGGATTGTTACGAGTTTTTAGATCTTCTAAACTTGTTTCTTCTTTAAATGTCTTTGCGACTTTAGGAGATAGCTTGTTAGATAGAGAACATTCCTTAATACGAACTAAAGATGCTGATGGAAAAACGATTGAAATAGCGGCCGTTGATTCTTTACCTGCAGCAAACAATAAAATCGTAGTTAATGCCCCTACAGGAAAAGCTGAGCTTCAAAGAGATAACAACGGTGTTCAACAAGCCACTGTACAAAAAAGCAGATTATCATACAAAAACAATTATGATCCTACGCTAGCTTGGAGCAATCAACGCGCTCCGTCTATGTATTTAGTTCCTCCCACCGTAAGCGGACTTAATGCGATAATATCTCCCTCCGTCACGTTCCCTGGTATTGCTCAGAGTGCTCAGAGAACGTTACCTTTAAGTCTTGATAAAAGAATTCCTACAGAGCTTAGAGAAGCATTTGAAAAATTATTAGATGCAGAATACGTTCCGTTTTATTTTCAAGACGTTCGAACAAATGAAATCATTTCTTTTCATGCGTTTTTATCATCATTAACTGATGACTATACTTCTTCATATGACAGTGTTGACGGGTTTGGGCGTGTGGAACCTGTAAAAATCTATAAAGGTACCAGTCGTAAAATCGGTATGTCTTTTTTCGTAGCTTCTACCAGCGAAGCTGATTTTAAACAAATGTGGTATAAAATTAATAAGTTGTTGACTTTGATATATCCGCAATATACGGAAGGAAGAGATCTGATTCAACCATCGCAAGACGGTAAAACTAACTTTCAGTTTAAAGCGCCATTTAGTCAAATGATCGGAGCTTCTCCTTTAGTCAGAATTAGATTAGGCGATTTATTAAGATCAAATTATTCAAATTCCGCAATTGCTCGTTTATTTGGTGCTTCTGATGGAAATATGAAGATACCAAAAGACGTAAATGATACTAAAGGACAATATGCAGCGATCAATGCCAACGATCTAAAAGAACCAGATTTTAAAATAACCTCAGATACTCTTCCAGGAACATTTTTAGTTGTAACTAATGATATGTTAGGACCTATTAAGGATCAAGAATTGCTTCGTATAGAGCTGGATATAGATAAGAAAGATGTCGTTGAAAATAAAAAATTTGTTGCAGAAATAGCCCCAAAAAATTCTTTACTAAACATCGGTGAAAATGATTGTCTTGTAAGGATTAAGTATGAAAAAACAAGTAAATATGTAGATTTGTATTTCAAATCTGCAGCTTTACAAATGACGGAAGAACAAAAAGCAATTGAACGTAATAGACTAGGACACAGTAATCCAACAGAAGCTTTAACGGCTTTCTTAGATCCAAATAACAATGCAATTATTAAATCTTTTAAATCAGCAGGTGGCAAAGGATTGGCAGGATTCATTGAGTCTATGAATTTTGATTGGTATAATCAAACAACATGGGAAATTGATCCAGAACTTGGCGTTGCACCCAAGATGTGTAAAGTAACGTTGTCTTTCTCACCAATCCATGATATTTCTCCTGGTATTGATAGTCATGGATATAACAGAGCTCCTGTATATAGTGTGGTCAAACAATGATAGAGAGTTAATATAATAAATTATGGCTACTTTCAGTCGATATAGAAGCTCAGCCGTTTTAGGGCTAGGTAATCAATTTGGAACTTCTCGAGCTATTTCTATAATTAGATCTGGTATATTGTCAGGTCTTATACCTGTTGTAGAAGTTACTATCGTTAATGGATCACAAAGATTAGATCAGTTAGCTGCATTGTATTATAACGACGCAAGATTCTGGTGGGTTCTTGCAGCTGCAAGTGATATAGGGTGGGGATTGCAAGTTCCACAAGGAACTGTAATAAGCGTTCCTGATATCAACGCTGTCGCCAACCTTATAGGATAAATAATGCCTGATTCTTCTAACAAAAATGATTTTTATAAAAGGTTTGATACCCTTGAAGGAACATATCGTAGTTTTAAGAACACGACTGCTCAAGGTGCTAAAGCATTAGCAACATTAGCTCCGATTACGACGATGCAATCTCGTAATTTGGATTCTGACCTAAGTTTGTATACAAAACTTATAGACATTTTATTTCCTGTTTCAGCTGGATCTTGTAAGCCTATAGAATCTTTGTGGACCGAAATAGAAAACTTATCTAAGGTTAATGATCAAAATGGAAATGTTACCGAAGCTAAAGCTAAAATAGCCAGAATTTTAAGAGTTTATCATTATAATGGTGATACAACTGCATCTGACTTAGAGAACAAAATTCAAGATTTTTATAAAGATGTTAGACCCTCTGCATATCTTGCGCCATCATCCGTTGCTAAAAAAGCTGGATCTAAAGCACCATCAAAAAAAGAATTTAAAAATCTTCGCGACATGATTGGAAGTCATCAAGGGGAAACTCCTGAACGTTCTGCAAAACTATCAATGATATTAGTTGATACCCCCATTATCGACGTAAAGCTTAGAGGAACCGAAAAAGTTGATGCATTCATAAATTATTCTCCCACAATACTCATATCGCAATGTGTCCCATATGTTGACGTTCGCTTCATTTTAAGTCGTAAAGCTAAAGAAACTGGAAGACCTTTGACGTTTATGGGTCCTTTAAAATTTTTAATGGACACATCAGAAGACATTAAAGATGGTACTGCGAATGCTTTATTGTACGATTCTTCTGTTTTAAAAAAAATATCACAATCTTCAGCTTCTTCAAATGACCCAATGGTAAAAGAAGATCTTGAAAGAAATAAAGAACAAAGTAAAATCCTACTTGCTTCCGCGGCGGCAAAATATGGTAAGGGTGGTCAGAATACGTTTAGTTCTACTTCCACAAAAAAACCTGCGACGCCGCCTAATACGACCGACGTGAAACCAGCTGTCGAAAATCAATATGTCGACAAAAGTTTTATGAGTGGGATGGAGACTTTTATGATGCCGCAAACTTTGATCAATATGGATTTTGATCAAACTACAGTCAGATATCATCCAATCCGCAATCGAACTTTACCATTTGGGACCGTTGTATCTTTTGCAATAAATGTCGTTCCTAGCGTAGGATTATTATCTTTTAAAACAGCAACTTTAACATTAAAGATTTTTGATAGATCTAGGCTTGTCGAAATTGCCGATTTTATTAACCCTAAATTGTATCAGGCAGCAACATTATGGATAACTTATGGGTGGCGTGGCCCGGCTCAAACACCAGGTGTAGAAGAAAATCCTTATATAAAATTCATTAATGAAAATATGATGAAGCGAGAAGCCTTCGGCGTCAGAAACACCAGCGTTTCGATTGATGATGCTGGTGTTACAACAGTCGTGTTAAATTTATTTACTAAGGGAACAGCTGAAATGACAGAAGCCGTTTCAGATGGCTTAGGACAAGTATATGATTCGATGAAAGATCAAGTTGCCGAAGACATGGCAAATTTATCAAGAATATTAAAGGAACTTGGCATTCAATCTTTTAACGTCGGTGGTGCTGATATCAGGGGTTCTGTTTTAATCAATGCGGCCGCAGGTGGTACGTTTCCTGATATTGACGCGGCAGAATATAAAAAACAAGTAGATGCGTTGCTAGAAGCATTAAAAGCTTCTAATTCTTCTGCTGCTAAAGAAGCAAAAGATTTATTGAATAGCTTGTTTGAAGTACCTGGGAAATCGAAAGATGCCAAACCTAAAGCGGCCGCAAACTTAGAAAAAATTGCAAAGACGATTTCTTCTACTAGATTTGAACCGTTGAAGAAAACAACCGCCAATGATCTTTTTACGTTTTTTTCCGATAAATTTAAAGATGACGCTGTAGGTATGCCAGGCAAAGATCCGCCGCATCGACTTAATGAAATCATAAAACAACAAGAGAATCCGCAAGACAAAGAATCTGCAAAAATCAACATTGAATATAATAAGTTTGGTAGCACATCATTTGGCAGAGTTTTTCTAAATTATTTCCAACAATTATCTACCGGAATAAACGGTGTAGTTGACGAATTCCAGGTTATATTTTATCGATTTAATTCTCAAGCAGGATATGTTGGATCTATGAACATTGCAGAATTTCCTATAGACATGGCAATGTTAGAAAAGGCATACACAAATAAAATAACAGAACAAAAAGGCGAACGCATGTCCATTCTCAATTTTCTAGAGATTGTTAGAGAATCTCAGTTTAACGAAATGAGACACAGAGCGTTTGGTCTATCTAAATTCTTTCAATATAAAGATGGAAAATATGCATTGGATAGTTCAGAACAATCTCAAAAGGAATTTCAAAAAGCCACATTTACGAATGTGGGAAATCAAGGGTCATTTATTCAACCCGCAATAGATTTTTATGTTGAGACAGCATATGTGAATCGTTCTCAAAATTCGAACGTAGGAATTAGCAACACTAGCGACGATTTGTTGAGACAATTTGAGTCTGCTTCTTCTATTGCAACTACTGGAAATCGTTCATCAGAAGTTTCAAAAATCATGAGAATTCACATTTTTGATAAAGCTGCAACTCCACATCAAGCTGCTGCTACTATAATGAAACAAGCAGATGGAAAATTTGTTTCTATAAATTCAAACGCATATAAGAACGTTTTAGATGAAGCGCAAAAAATTCAAGCAGAAAAGCTAAGCGCTCAAAGACAAGCGGCCAAAGAACTCGCAACTGCAGAACGTCTTGCTAAGAGCGCACCAAAAAATCCGCAACGACAGGTCGAGCTCGCGCGGGCAAGAACAAGAAGTGATGCAGCTCAAAGAGATCTTGATGAAACTTTAGCTAGTAAACTGCAAAAAGCGCAAAATGATACGGAAGATCCCGTTAAAGCAACCAATAAAGTTCTTAAAGATGCAAACACGGGAATTGAAGTCGAGGCTTTTGATTTTGGAGACAAACCTTCATTCCAACAAGTAAAAAATAAAATTGCCGAGTTTGTGCCAACCATTTTAATAGGATCTAATGGAACGGCAGTGCAAAACGTCTCATATTCTTCCAATCAAGACGCTCTGTTGAGCACGATTATGATGTTACGTAATAATACTAAAAGTCCAAATCCAGCAGAAGCTGACGGGTCAGGCGGCGGTGGATTACCATTGCGCGTCGTTCCTGGACAGTTGAGTTTAACGACTTTGGGATGTCCATTGATAGATTATATGCAACAATACTTTGTAGATTTGGGGACAGGAACGACAATAGACAATCTTTATAACATTACCGGATTGACCCACAATTTTGCACCTGGAAATTATAAAACAGAAATTAAGTTTTCATTTTATGATGCATATGGTCAATATGAGAATCCGCAACAATTTGTCGCTGGTATCAACACGTTGACTTCTCAACTTGAGCAAGAAAACAAACTTCGCGCAAAAAGTCAAGGAAAATAATTTGACGCATTGATGAAAATTGACGTTCAATAAGATATGATGTATTGAATGGATATCGTTCTTGATTCTTCTCTCATAGGTTCTCAAAAGAACTTATTGGTATCATCAGACGGATTTACATGGACAGAACGCATCAACGATTCTTCTTGGCACTTTAGCGGTCACATTAAAAGTGATTCATCGAAATGTTGGGACACGGTAATGAAACTTGCGATGGTTCCGTCTTCGTCTATTCCTAAAATACCAGAACCATACATCAAAGCGATGTCACATTTTGCGCAGGATCAAGTATCACCTCCATGGTCTATGATACTACCTCCTTCAAAATACAAGACATTTTTTAATGATATTGTCAAGTACGTTCAGTCAAATACAAACATATCAACTGACTATTATCAAAATGTGTGGGTACCTGGCAATAAGATTTTGAATGTCCTTAAACCGGCAAAAGTTGATGGTTTGCGGATATCTGAGATCGTAAGTTTATCTGCAACAAACGCTCCAGTCGTTGAGTCTTTTCGTCCCCGCGCTGGAGGATATGCATCGCCCATCGTTTACGATAGGTTCGGAACCGTGACAGGACGTTTGATCGTTGATTCAGGACCGAATATTCTTTTGTTGAAGAAAGATTATAGATCGATATTAAAGCCATCAAACGCAGGTGGAAAAATCATATCAATAGATTTCTCATCATTAGAAGCTAGAATACTATTATACGAATCAGGTAATGATTGTCCTGAGTTCGATTTATATGGTATGCTTGCTAGGCAATTTGGTAATATGCCTCGTGATCTTGTGAAAGCTGCCGTTTTATCTGTTTTGTATGGTTCTTCAAAGTCAGCTGTGGCATTGAACCTAGGGGTGTCAGAGGACAAGGTCATTAACGTAATTCGACAGATTGAAGAATATATCGACACCCGCGCGCTGGTACGAAAATTACGACAGCAACACCAAAATTTGGGTTATATACAAAATCGTTATGGTCGTCGTCTTAACGTCGATAGACCTCAAGACAACATCTTTATCAGTTATTATGCTCAAAGTACAGGAGTCGATGTATCCCTAATGGGATTTAGCAATGTCTTTGAAACTTTAGGTTCTGAAGGCATTAGACCGATCTTCGTCCTACACGATGCACTGATCCTTGATGTTCATCCAGATCGATTGGAAGACGTGGCCAAGGTCTGTAAGGTAAAGGTACCTGGATATGATCAGGAGTTTCCTCTAAAAATTGAAGAAATCTCAAGGTAAAAACTTGTACACCAATTTTAAAAGAATTACGATAGGTCAATATGTCACTAGAACCAGAAGAAATTGCAGCCAATTTTGATAAATTTAGATCATTGTGCGAAAAGCTTGGGGATCGATCACAGGCAGCGTTAAATCTTGTAGATCACCTAGGAGAAAGGTTGGCACTGTGCCCCGCTTCATCTCGCAAGGAGTATCATGCAGCTTTTCCTGGAGGTCTAGTAGATCACTCTCTTCGAGTCCTGTCCAATGCCATGAAGCTCATCAAGACCTTCGGTTGGGAAGTTCCCAAGGATTCTCTCATCATCGGTTGTCTCTTTCACGATCTAGGAAAGGTGGGAGATCACGAAAATGACTACTATCTTCCTCAGGATTCAGATTGGCACCGCGAGAAGCTCGGTGAGATGTACAAGTACAACCGAGAAATGCAGTACATGACAGTCCCAGACCGTGGAGTCTGGTTGTGTCAACACTTTGGTCTGAAACTCACGCAAGATGAGTTCTTGGCGATCAAGTTGAATGATGGTCAGTACGATGACACCAACGCTCCGTATAAGATGAAGGAGCCTCTGCTGGCTGATATCGTGCACCAGGCAGACATCATTTCTACGAAACAAGAGAAGGAATAATTTTCTTGTGAATATTTAGTTTTATGAATGACGAGTTGCGCAACATTATTAAGGCATTGATTTTTGAAATATTAGAAGAAAATCGTCCTGCAGCGTCGCAACTCGTCCGCCGTGATAATGGCAAAAGATCTTTAAAGAAGAAGGATTCGGAAGAGGATGAATTGGAAGAATTCAGCGGCGTTGGAGCAATTCAAGGTTTTTCTTTACCCCTCGGAATGAGCCCAGACATGCCCATTAAGGGATCAAAGTCTCGTAAGAAAGCTCCAAAGCGTAAGAAACCAAGCTGGTCGTGAATTCAAAAATTGAACACATTAAAAGTTAGGTAGTAGGGTGTTATCATCTGCACGGAGCAGATGACATATTCCTGCTACAATTAGGAATAGGAAACGGAAAAGGAAAAAACAAAATGGCTATTGATCTAGAAGCAATTAAGCGTCGTGTTGCAGAGCTTAGCGGTGTTAAGAAGACCTCATCGGTCCAATTGTGGAAGCCCTCTTTGGGTGAGCATAAGATCCGCTGCTTGTCTTGGAAGAGTTCACCAGATGGTCAACCTTTTGCTGAGCGTTGGTTCTATTACATCGGTGAGAATGCTGGTATTCTTGCACCCCACCAGTTTGGTAAACCAGATCCAATTAACGATTTGATTCGTAAACTGTACAGCAGCGGCAAGCCAGATGATAAGATTTTGGCCAAGAAGCTGCAACCAAAGATGCGATGTTACGCTCCTGTCATTGTTCGTGGCGAAGAAGACAAGGGTGTTCAGGTGTGGGCATTCGGTAAGCTTGTTTATCAGCGTATGCTCGGATTCTTCCTCGATGAGGAGGTCGGTGATATCCTCTCTCCAACGGAAGGCTTCGATCTGAAGGTTTCAATCACAAAGCAACCAGGCAAGCAGTTCAATGATACGACAGTAGATCCTGTTCGACGTCCTTCAAAACTTCATGAAGATGCAAAGCAGATGGAAACCTGGCTCAATTCGATTCCAAATCTTGATGACATGTATCGTCTAAAGTCAACTCAAGAAATTGAGACAATTCTCAACAATTGGCTCAATGGTGGTACCACAGACTCTAGTCTAGAGGTATCTAGAGGTCCAGCGACGACTGATGCGCTTGATGATCTTGTTGCAGAAGTCAAGTCAACGTCCACTGAAAAACCTGCCGCAAAGAAGTCTAAGAAAGACGACGACGGTGGTAAGAAGCAATCGCTTGATGATGCTTTTGCTGATCTGATGAACGAGTGATCGTGAATTGATTTAGTCATAAAACGCCGAGGATCAAATAGGTCTTCGGCGTTTGTACTATCTGCATGCTTAAGGAGATAATAAAAGAACATATGGCAAAGAGTAAAGAAGAAGTTTCAACACCGGCAAAGAAAAATGAAGTTGATAACATGATGAAAGATCTAATTTCATCTATCAACAAGGAATTTGGAACGCGGATTGCCTACAATCTTTCCGAGATGGATGCTCCTACTGTTGTTAAGCGTTGGATTGATACTGGATCTATTCAACTAAATTATGCAATTAAGAATGCTCTTGGAGGTGGATATCCTGAGGGTCGAATCATTGAAATTGCAGGACTTCCTTCTTCTGGAAAATCTCACCTTGCCTATCATGCAGCTAGCGTCGTTCAACGTATGGGTGGATTGGTCGTATACATTGATACGGAAAATGCAACTCCTGTTTCAAAACTAGCTGATATGGGTGTTGATATTCGACGCAGGTTTGTATATTGTGATTCTCACTGTACAGAAGAAGTTTTTTCAATTATCGAGTCGACTATTACAAAGGCAAAGCAAGTTCTTGATAAGAACATTCCCATCTTGGTTATTTGGGATTCAATCGCCGCAACTTCTCCAAAGGCAGAGTTGGATGGTGAGTATGATCAGAATTCAATCGGTCTTCAAGCTCGAGCAATTTCAAAAGGCATGCGCAAGATCACTGGTGTGATTGGCCAGAACAACGTTACACTTCTCTGTATCAATCAAATCAGAGATGCAATCGGCGTAATGCATGGTGACCCAACAACTACACCTGGTGGCCGCGCGATTCCTTTCCATTCATCCGTTAGAATTCGTTTAGGGTCTGGAAGTCAAGTCAAGGACAAGAATGGAAATCCAATTGGTATTCACACGACGGTAACAATCAAGAAGAACAAGGTTGCTGCTCCTTTCCGCAAGTGCGAGTTTGATATTATCTTTGGTAAAGGCATCGTCGAAGATGAGTATATTTTTGATGAAGTTCGTTCTCATTGCAAAGAAAATGGTCCTGTTAAACGAAAAGGTAAGACTATAAATGTTTCAGGCGAAGGTGCATGGAAAGAGCTTACGGTTGTCGACGACAAAACTGGCGAGGTTCTTGTGGAGAAGAAGTTCTACAAGTCTGAGTTCGGCGATTTGCTTCGCGATGATAAACATGGTCCATGGTTGATGGAAGCAATTGATTCTGCATTGACCTTAGTGACAGGTCCAGCGGCGGACCCAACTGATGTTGATGACAACGTAACAGATGATGGAGGGGGAGATGAATGATAAAAGCCGATTGATTAACCCAATTTGGATTAAGACGTTAACTGATGATCCTACTTTAATTCCAGAACATCAAACGGTAGGATCCGCCGGATGCGATCTCAGGTCTGCAGAAAATGTTGTAATTCCTGCCCGTCGTAGGTTCGTCGTTGGAACAGGATTAAAGTTAGAGATTCCTGTAGGCTATGCTGCACAAGTTTGTCCTAGGTCAGGATTGGCTGCAAATAAAGGAATCACAGTTTTAAATGCACCAGGAATCTTAGATTTTGATTACAGAGGAGAGATTAAGGTCATTCTTTATAATTCTAGTGATCAAGACTTTATTGTTAAAAAAGGTGATAGGATTGCACAACTTGTATTTTTCCAAATTATTCAAGCAATCTTTCAAAGGGTTGATGAGGTAGCTTCAACAGATAGGGGCGAAGGCGGATTAGGTAGCACTGGAGTCTGAAGGTGCAACATTGAGTCAAGAACATCCAATACTAATAATTGACGGTGCAAATCTCTTTTTGCGAAGTTGGGCCGCCTATCCCACCATGAATAAAAATGGTGAGCAGATGGGCGGCTGCATCGGATTCCTCAAATCCATGCAACGAATCACAAGAGAGATTCAACCGTCTGGAATCTATGTCGTCTGGGAAGGTGGTGGATCCCAACGCCGCAGAAGAATATATTCAGAATATAAGCTTGGTCGTAAGGCCGAGAAGCTGAATCGGTTCTATGGTGATGACATTCCTGATTCTGAAGAGAACAAGAAACACCAGTTGATATCCCTCCTTGGGATGTTAAAGTTTGTTCCTGTGTGCCAGGTCTATGTCTCTGATTGTGAGGGAGATGATACCGTCGCTCACCTCTGTAACGGTCCCTTTAGGAACCAAGACAAGATCATAGTGTCCTCAGACAAGGACATGTATCAACTCCTCAACGATAAGACGCGGATCTACAGCCTCCACAAGAAGAAGATCGTGACGGCTGAAGACATCTTTGATGAATTTAGGATTCGCACCCATAACTTCGCAATTGCCAAGGCGATCTGTGGAGACGCTGGAGACAACGTACCTGGCGTAAAGGGTGTCGGTTTCAAAAAAGTTGCAGCAAAAATTCCAATCCTGGGTGGCGACCAGATGGTAATTCTACAAGAAGTTATCGATTACTGTCAAGCTCACGTTGACGAGTCTATTATTTATCGCCGCATCATGGACAGCGTTGACGACATCAAGCGAAACTGGAAGTTGGTTCATCTTGACGGCAGCATGTTATCCGCTGATCAAGTTTCTAAGGTGCAATATGTTATCGATACATTTAACCCCAAGACAGATAGGATGGGGTTAATTCGAACGTTAGTCAAAGAAGGAATTGAAGGCTTTGACATCGAGGGATTCTTTTACGATCTAAAATGTGTGACTGCAACTCATCACGCGACCGGAGATTGAAATGTCAGATAACGATAATAAATCAATGACCAAGGTATCTTTTGGTACCTATGGTAAGTCATTCCAGGAAAAGATTGGACAGGCTCTACTCACTGATCAAAAGTGGGCAGAACAGATGATGGAGGTGTTCGATTCTTCTTACTTCGAACTAAAATACCTCCAGTTTCTTGCAGATCGTTATTTTTCATATTCAAAGAAGTACAAGGTGTTTCCGACCCTTCAACTTCTTGTGACTATCATTAGAGAAGATCTAAAGGTCGGCACAGATGTGATCTTACGAGATCAGATCATTGATTACCTCCAGCGAATGAAGGCAAACCCAGACCCAGGGGACCTGCAGTTTGTGAAGGATAAGTCCCTTGATTTCTGCCGTAAGCAGGCCCTCAAGGCAGCGCTTGAGAATGCCGTCGATCAGATGCAGGCAGACAAGTACGAATCCATCGTCGAGTCCATCAGGAAGGCAGTCCAGGTCGGAACAGCTCCATCGGTCGGCCATGATTTCTTCAACGAGATGGATGCACGGTTTACCCGTCTAAAGCGAGACACGATTCCAACTGGTATTCCTGAACTGGATAAGAAAGAATTGCTCAACGGTGGTTCTGGTAAGGGAGAGTTGCTATGTGTCGTCGGTGGTTCAGGTTCAGGTAAATCTCACTTTCTAACCATGATTGGCGCAAACGCCTTGAGACATGGTAAGAACGTTCTTCATTATACCTTTGAGCTGTCTGAAACGGCTGTAGGTATCAGATATGATTCTAACCTTTGTGACATGGATTCAAATGAGGTTATGGATCGTAAGGATGAAGTTAAAAAGTTTTATGACAACAACAAGTTAGGCCGTCTCTTTATTAAAGAATATCCTACTAACACTGCATCAATCTTTACGATTCGTTCTCATATTGAACGTTTGGATTTAAAGGGATTTAAGCCTGATATCATAATCATCGACTATGCCGATATTATGCGATCAACACGACAATTTGATTCTTTGAGACATGAATTAAAGCTTGTTTATGAAGAGTTACGTGGATTAGCAATGGAATTTAGTATTCCAATCTGGACTGCATCACAATCTAATAAAGAAGGTGCAAATGCTGAAGTTATTGACATGACAAACATGTCTGAAGCTTACGGTAAAGCGATGATTTGTGATTTTATTATTTCTGTATCCAGAAGATCTCACGAAAAAGCAACGGGATGGGGTCGACTTTATGTTGCGAAGAACCGAGCCGGACGCGATGGATTAATATTCCCAGCTAGGATCAATACGGCAAGAAGCACTTTTGAAATTGTCGGTGCGGCAGACGTTCCTGAAGCTGCTGTTGCTTCAGATGATGAAGCACAAAAGCGAGCTCTTAGAGCCAAATGGCAAGAATTAAAAAGAGAGTTCCCAGTACAAAAGCCAAATACTGTCGAAGCAAACGTTATATAATTACTTTCCCACCTTTTGAGAGTTTAATATGTCACATACACGCGAACAAGCATATCAAGCATCACTAAAGTATTTTAATGGCGATGAACTCGCTGCGTCGGTTTTCGTTGACAAGTATGCTCTTAGGACTCCAAAGGGTGACCTATTGGAATTAACTCCTTCCGACATGCATCGTCGATTGGCTCATGAATTTGCTAGGGTCGAAGCAAAGTATCCGAATCCAATGACGGAGAAGGAGATCTTCTGTCTTCTTGCGGATGTCGATCACATCGATGCTTCTCAGCGCGAAAAGATGTCTCTTGAAGAACTTGCCACAGAATCTCGTGGTCTTGGTGCAGTGGTTCCACAAGGATCTCCGATGTCTGCGATTGGAAATGATTTCCAGTACCAGTCTCTTTCAAACTGCTTCGTCATCCAGTCTCCTTACGATTCCTATGCAGGTATCCTTAAGGCAGATCAGGAGCAGGCTCAGATCATGAAGCGCCGCGGCGGAGTTGGATTCGATATCTCCACTATCCGTCCAAAGGGTATCGTCACGGCCAATGCCGCTCGTACCACTGACGGTATTGGTGTCTTCATGGAGAGGTTCTCAAACACCTGCCGAGAGGTGGCCCAGGGTGGTCGCCGCGGCGCTTTGATGTTGACGATTGATGTTCACCATCCTGAAATCCGAACATTTATTAACATCAAACGTGACCTCAAGAAGGTCACCGGTGCAAACATCTCCATCCGTCTCTCTGACGAGTTCATGCAGGCGGTAAAGGACGGTACAAACGTTCAACTTCGATTCCCTGTCGAGAAGGATGCAAAACATTCGATCGAGGAGATGGTGGATGCCAAGCAACTATGGCATGAGATTATTGAAGCGGCTTGGGCCTCTGCGGAACCAGGTCTTCTCTTCTGGGACACTGTCAAGAAACGTACCCCGACGGAAGCATATCCAGACTATCGTTCTACATCAACAAATCCCTGCGGCGAGATCGTCCTAAGTCCTTATGATTCTTGTAGACTGTTGCTCGTCAACCTTTATAAGTTCGTAAAGAATCCTTTCACATCTGCCGCTGCATATGATAACGAAAGACTGAAGGATGTTGTTGTCAAAGCCCAACGTCTCATGGATGATCTCATTGACCTTGAGATCGAGGCAGTGGACAAGATCATCACGAAGATTCAGAATGATCCAGAACCAGAAGATGTGAAGCAATCAGAGCTCAACCTCTGGAACAAGATCAAGTCAGCTGCCCTAGGTGGTCGTCGTACCGGTCTTGGTATCACGGCACTTGGTGATACACTTGCAGCCATGGGATTCGTCTATGGCTCTAAGAAGTCCACTGAGATGACTGAGTCTCTCTACAAGGCATTGGCCCTCTCTGCCTACAAGTCGACAATTAAAATGGCCGAAGAGCGTGGTTCATTCCCAGCATTCTCGCACAAGCTTGAAGCAGATCATCTCTTCATTCAACAGATCCTAGAGGCAAATCCAGACCTAGTGGCTGATTACAAGAAGTTCGGCCGTAGAAATATTGCCCTTACGACAACGGCTCCTGCTGGATCAGTCTCGGTTCTTACCCAGACCACGTCCGGTATCGAACCGGCATTCATGTTGTTCTACAAGCGCCGCAAGAAGATCAACGGTGATGATCCGAATGCAAAGGTCGACTTCGTGGATCCACTCGGCGACAAGTGGCAGGAGTTCATGGTCTATCACCATGCATTCAAGAAGTGGATGGAGGTCAATCACAAGACCGAGGAGAACGTCGCTGAGTCTCCATACCACGGTGGAACCGCCAACGAGATCGATTGGGTTGCCAAGGTCGATCTCCAGGCCGCGGCCCAAAAGTGGATCTGCCACTCTATCTCCAATACGACAAACATTCCTAACTCAACTTCCGTAGATGTTGTCAAGGAGATCTACATGAAGGGTTGGGAGACTGGATGCAAGGGTGTCACCATCTACCGTGATGGTTGCCGTACCGGTGTCCTTGTGGCCGAGACGAAACCTGAAGAGAAGAAGGCGAACCTTGATGGTCAACCGGAGACCATGGTAGAAAGCCATGCACCAAAGCGACCCAAGGAATTAACCTGTGATATTCACAGAATTAACGTGAGGGCAGGTGGTGACAACGAGAGCTACCTGGTGTTGGTCGGTAAGCTTGAAGGAATGCCATACGAGATCTTCTGTGGTCTGTCGCAACATGTCGAGGTTCCAAAGAAGGCCAAGACTGGAACGCTGATCAAGAATGGAAAGAAGGATGGCGTGGCGACATATAATCTACAAATTCCAGTTGGCGATGATGATCACCTTCTGTTTAAGGATGTCGTCGAACTTTTTGCTAATCCAAATCATGGAGCAATGACGCGGACACTGTCTCTTGCTCTTCGTCATGGAGTCCCCGTTCAATATGTTGTTGAGCAACTCCAAAAGGATAAGCATAGCGGACTGCAGTCTTTCTCTAAGGCAATCGCTCGGGTTCTTAAAACATATATCCCAGATGGAACTAAGTCTCAATCTGATAAGACGTGCGGTTCTTGTGGCGTTGAAGGATTAATTTATAGAGAAGGATGTGTGACGTGTTCTAGTTGCGGATGGAGCAAATGTTGAGCTCGACTCACATGTTAAGCATGTTTTGCAGCCTACTGAATAGTTATCTACATGATAACTTGCAAAATTTGTTTAATTGAATTTTCTAATAATTTAGGCGGGCAATTAACGAATCACCTAAAAGAATCCCACGGTGTCTCATTAAGAGATTACACTATTAAATTTGATTATGGTGGAGTACCTCCACGATGCGAATGTGGGCTTTGCGAGGAAATTCCTGTTTTTTCTAGAGGAAGTTTTTTAAGACACGCTTTAAATCACAACAAATTTAAAGTAAAAGAAAGATTGTACATTCAAAAGTATGGTGAACCAAAGTGTCAAGAGTGCCAAAATCCCGTAAAATTTGATAGAGGTGCTCCAAGAAAGTATTGTTCTTTTAAATGCGTTGGAAAAAACGCTGGTTTTTCTTTATCTTCTACACAGGAGATAATAAAAAAAGTTGTTCAAGAAAAATATGGCGTAAGAAATATCTGTAATTTAGAATCCGTAAAATTAAAAATTTCTGTATCTAATACGGGAAAAACGTGGAAGATGAATTTAGAGGGAAGGAAAAAGATTAGCGAAGCAATAAAAAGAAAATGGGAAAACGATCATGAATATCGTAATAAGATGTCAGATATTGTTTTTTCAGATGAAGAAAAAGCTCGCCGTTCAAAATGGCTTAAAGAGAAAAATCAAGATTTAAAATTTAGAGAAAAACTTTTCTTATCTTCAAAAAATAGACTTAGTAAACTTCATCAAAAAATTAGAGAAGAATTGAATCTTGATGAGCTTGGCTTTATTTCTGAGCAAAGAGTTTTGAAGTATTTTGTTGATGAGTTAAATGAAGAGAAGAAGTTAATAGTCGAGATTTACGGTGATTATCCACATGCAAATCCAAAAAAATATTCAGAAGATTTTATTGTGAGATTATATGGTCAATCATTCACGGCATCAGAAAAGCGTGAACAAGATTTATTCAGAAAAAATAAACTAGAAGAAGCTGGATATACTGTCATCGTAGTATGGGAATCTGATGACATGGAAGAAAAAAAGAAACAAATTATAAGTTTTTATACTTAATAAAGTAAGAAAAATGAAAAAGTCAGTAAAATTGACAATTAAAGATCTTCGCCGTCTTATACGAGAGAATTATGCTCGTGAAATTCCTCAATACGCAATCGATGAGATCTGCAAACATGCAATAAATCTAGATCCTAAAAAAGTTCCAGATTATTGTAGAGAAAAATTAGAACACTATTTTAAGCTTCACATCAATTCTACTTCTTCTAGCGCAGCTGAAATGAGACGCAAGATTATAAAAATGCACCAAGTTTTATCTCACATGCAAGAAGACATTAGAGAATTAAAAAAAATAAAAGAAGAATTAAAGGATGTTGTTGATCAACACGTCAGGCGTTTCTTGTTTATTTGAGTGTGTTCAATTAACTTTTTTGTTGTAATATCTCATCATGCCTCCGCAACCAAATAAGGTAGAGTTAATTGGGTTTTATGGGTCAGACGAGTCTCATGCACTTTCAGCATGGACTTCAACTTCTCGTGAATTAACGGAAGACAAAAAGAGTAGAATTCCGCAACTTCTAAAGATGTTGGCAGAGAATGGTCATGAAACTCCTTTCGAAAAGTCCTCTATTCATTTCCTTGTGACTACAGACATTGCTTCTCACATTCACCTCTTAAAACATCGTATCGGTGTTTCTATCAATGCTGAATCTGCAAGGTATAAAGAGCTCAAAGAAGATAAGTACCATGTTCCCGTGGATTGGGATGCAGAAGAGAAAGAACTTTATATTGAGCACATGGAAGCTAGCCTACAGAAGTATCACTCGACCCTCGAACGTTTGGTTCAAAAAGGGATGAGTCGGAAGCGTGCTAAGGAATCTGCACGTCTTTATCTTCCTTATGGAAACCAAATTACAGCCGATGTCATGTTCAACTTCCGTAGCCTTGTCCACTTCCTTCGGCTACGATATTCTGAGCATGCTCAGGTGGAGATTAAGAATCTCGCAAAACAGATGCTGGACCTTGTGGTAGAAACAGGGTCTTTCCCTGCGACCCTTGAGGCATTTGGTCTCACGGTCAATGGTCAGACAAGAAAGCCGTATTGATATGGGAAGACACACAAATTTGCCGTTTCACATCTACGTCAATGTAGACAATAAGTTCTTAGGACCTAATATGCCAGCCGGAACAACTCCGGGAATTTGGCATGCCGTCTATTCTCGAGAGTATCAAACACTCATGTGTCACGTATTCTTAGAATCAGGAGCGCACTGGAGCGGACTGCCTCTACATGCGATGTCCACAAAGAATTCTTTTTCTTGGGATCGCATGCAGTTGATGCCATGGACTTCAATGGGTGACGACATAGAAGTATTTTTTTCAAAATATCTTGAAGGTTTAGAGTGTGAAGTTCAACTTCCTATCAACACAAAAGGTCGCCACACAGGTGTAATAATTGACTGGAATGATGGATATTCAAGATATCCATCAGAGCATAAACCTCTCAATATGATTGAACTTGAGAATGGACAGTTTGCTTTATTACCTAATAATTTTGTTCTCTTTAAAGACAAACATTTTACAAATGATTCTGCCAAAGCAAATCTGAAGTACTATCGTCGTGGCGAAGTAGTATATTGGGAGAAGTGATGTCAAAAATCGTTGTGATTGAAGGGCCTGATCGAGTAGGAAAGCAAACGCAGACACGATTATTGCAGGAGTATATTACTAAGACTGGATTAGGCGCGGTCGTAGTTGAAGTGCCAATTAGATCCGCAATAACTTATCGTATCATTTATTGGATGCTTCAGAATGGCCTTGCAAAAAAATTTCCAAAAGTCTTCCAGTGTTTCCAATTCCTTAATAGAAAGATTTTTCAAATCCTTTCCTTACCTGGGATTGAGAGGATGTATGATGTTGTTATCTTTGATAGATGGAGTTTGTCTACCATCGTCTACGGGGGAGCAGAGGGGGTTCCTGAAAAATTTACGTTACAATTAGCTAATTGGTTGAGAAAACCTGATCATACGATCATACTTCATGGAACTTCTTATCTTCGTGAAGCAGAAGATTCTTATGAAGCTGATAAAGATCTTCAAGACAAAGTTCGTATAGGCTATTTTAGTTGGGGTTCAAATAACCCTACAATTTCCACAACAATTGATTGTCGTCAAGATAAGAACATTATCTCTAGAAAGATTCAAACCGTATTGCGAGAAAAAGGCATCCTATCCTGATATTTAGAGATATCGTGTATATACCTCCAAAAAGATTACTAAAAGGATCTAGAGTAGCAATAGTATCGCCGGCTTCACCAGTACATCCAGATCGTTTGATGGAAGGATTGGATGTTATTCGAGAAGCAGGTCTAATACCTGTCTTAGGTCCTTGTGTAAAGAACGTTAAAACTGTTCAACATTCTTCAGCACCTCTTGCTGATAGAATTGATGAACTTACATGGGCTTTTAGCGCTCCTGAAATTGCAGCTGTTATTTGTACGAATGGAGGCGAAGGATCTGCTGCTTTGCTTCCACACTTGGATTATGATCTTATTCGAGAAAGTAGAAAACCTTTCTTAGGTCGATCAGACCTTTCTGCTTTGAGTTCTGGAATATTAATGTATTCTGGATTAATTACGATTAGTGGTCAGTTACCGAGTATTCATTTAGATAAAGGTGAAAACAACCGTCAGCTGGAAGTTGATTCTTTGTTTATGACATTGAGACTTATGATGTCTGATGCCCCTTGGGGATCTAGACCTTTTAGTCATAGCAGGGTTGTTCCACGAACAGTTTCGCCTGGTTTTGCAAGAGGCATTGTTGTAGGAGGTAACGTTGATACGTTTACACGCCTTTTAGGTACGCCGTTTGCTTATGATTTTAAAGACAAGATAGTCTTTATAGAAGATGTGCACAAAGGTGCAATAGTTTTAGATCGTGAATTTTTACACATGCAGCTTGCTGGAGTTATGAACGAAGCTGCAGGATTTGTGATAGGTGAGTTTTGCGATTCCGGAAAAAACGAAGATGACGCTATAGATGGTGTCATTCAACGATATTTTTCGAATGGAGTTCCATGTACTTTCGGATACCCATTTTCTCATGGTCCTATAGTTTCTCCCATTCCAATCGGAGCCATGTGCGAAGTTGATGCAGATACTTGTGAAGTATCTTTCGACTTTTCAATGGGTTGATACAACCAAAAGAATAAATGTAAGATTGTAACATGAGTTACAAGATTTCAGATTCAGTTGCAATGCGTTTTATTCAAATCTTTCAAGAGGCCGTGCTTCTTGGCGTAGACGGTGCTGACCTTATGCGACAAGTACGTCTTGTTGTCGACGAGTCAAATTCTGACACCGTTACTCTATGTCCTCAGTATGAATCTCAAGTTCTTGAGATGCACAAGAAATATCTTGAAGATCTAGAGAAGTTGAAGTCACAGACAGACATGTCAAATTCAGTTAACACAAAGATCATTTTTGACAGTTGAATCCAATGAAGATTATTGGATTTATAGCGATTGCAATCTTAATCGCTGTACGATTAATTTTTGTTGAGGATGAATAAAATGGACAAGCTACAAGAAATGTGGGAACAACAGGAAAAGTTTATGTTGCTTCTTCAAGAGCGTAGGGACTTCACCAAATTTCCAGTCGATATGACGACCAAGTCTGGCCAAAAGCTCCTCAAAGGAATCACTCATGAGTGTATGCACGAGTTGTTCGAGGCCAACCAGATGTTGAAAAACTCGAAGGATCATCGCGCAACAGATGTCAAAGACTTTGATAGGGAAGGTTATGTAGAAGAGTTAGTTGACGCTTTGCACTATTTCTTTGAAATTGCAATTCTTAGTGGCGTTTCTCTTGAAGAACTTTATCATTCATATATGAACAAAGGAAAAGTCAACATCAATCGTATCGAAAACGGATATTAAAAAGTTGCGTTTTACCCCTTTTCATCTTTATAATGATGGTTATCATGCCAGCAACAAACGATAAGACGGCGATCTTATCGTATTAATAAGGAGAAAATAGAAATGTTGTCTAGGTACTACAATACCGTTCGCACACCTGCGTTTGATATCTTTGATACTTTCAAGTTATTAAATGAATTTGATTCATTAGATCAACGACACGATTCTATCGATGAAGAAGGAATCAAAATTGAGTTACCTGGCGTTAAACCATCCGATGTAGATGTTACTGTTGATGGCAAGACTTTAAAAGTGACTGGAAAATCTCGTCATGGAAAAGAATTTAGTTATGTTTATAATTTGAAATCTACAGTTGATATAGACACGGTTAGTGCCAAACTTCAAGACGGGTTGCTAGATATTAAGCTACCAAAAAAGGTTCCTGAATCGTCAGTTAAGAAGATTAGTGTTCAATCATAAACGTTAATGTACGCATTTTTGAAAAAGGCCTAAAAGAAATTTAGGCCTTTTTCTTTTATGACTTCCCTTGTTGTGATATATTTAATCACACCATTATCGGAGAAATTTTCCATGCAAATCAACAAGTCAGATTTACAAAAGATCATCAGAGAAGAGTATGCTAGGGTTTTGTTAGAGAAGTCTGGTCATAAAATCACTGAAGCTCGCGTTCGTTTGATTGCTGAGCGTATGGAGACTGGCGATCTTGATGAGGCGCTTAGCGATATCTTCGGCGGCATCAAAGCTGTTGTAGGTAAAGCTAAAGATGAATATACGAAGGGTAAGGAAGCTGCTAAAGGCGAGCGTGAAAAGGCTGAAGAGTCTGATCGCCAGGATAAGAATAGATCAGCAGTAGCCAGCGTTCAAGCATCAGTTGCTCAAAAGATTGATGGAGTCATTGCTTCTATCGCGAAGGATTTAAAGTCAAAGGGTTACAAAGCTGACGAAGCTGACATCGCTGATATTGCTGGTTCATTATTCGGTGATGCTGCAAAGAAGTATGCTTCAAATTTGTCAGGTGCCAAGATGACACCTCAAGATCCAGGTGCAGAAAAACGCAGCTACGGTCGCACGCTAGCTGGTTCTGGTCGCCCCGCGCAACAATTTGCAACGGCCGTTGGCGCAGATGATGAATGATTAACCGTTAATCTTTCTCAATTAACTTTTTAATTTTCAACGCTTTTACATTACGTGTAAAAGCGTTGAATCGTTTGTATTATCTTATTATGACCGAAGATGAAGACAAGTTTCTCTGTCAAAAGTATCCAAAGATCTTCAAGAACCGTGATGGTTCGATCATGGATACATGCATGGCATGGGGATTCGAATGTGGTTCAGGGTGGTTCGATGTCATCGACATCCTGTGCCATGAAATCCAACACTATCTAGACTGGAAGTACAAGGATCTTCCTGAAGATGAACGAGATGCCATGCAAGTCGTTGCTGATCAGGTAAAAGAGAAGTACGGCACCCTTCGGTTTTATTATCACGGTGGTGATGAAGTCGTAGAGGGAATGGTCATGATGGCTGAATCTTTGACCCACAGGACTTGCGAGTCTTGTGGTTGCCCAGGCAAAGAGCGTGGAGGTGGGTGGATTAAAACCCTTTGCGACAAGTGTGATGATGATCGAAAGACAAAGTTAGGAATTATTAGATGCGACTAGCATGGATGACAGATATTCATCTTGACATGGTTGGTGATGTTGTCGGTAAAATCGAAGCCATCAATAATGCAACGCGAAACTCAGATGCTATTTTAATTACAGGTGACATATCAATTTCTGATATGCTTGTTGATCATCTTTCTTTTTTGGAATCAGTTTTTCAAAAACCCATTTATTTTGTTTTAGGAAATCATGATTATTACGGATCTAACATTGGGATTGTAAGACGTAGAGTGGCTAATTTATGTAATTCATCATCTTATCTGAAGTACATATCAAATGTACCGTACATCAAATTAGATGATGGTGTTAACTTAGTCGGCCATGATGGATGGTATGATGCACAAAATGGTGATCCATATAATGATAACTTTTTGATGAATGATTGGCTAAAGATAGCAGATTTTAATTCTGCTTTACGAGCTTCATTTGGAGGTCGTACTTTAAATAAAAATGTTATCATTCAGATTGCCAGAACGTTAGCGCAACAATCAGCAAATCATGTAGCCAATGGTATTAAATCTGCAATAAAAAGCAGTCGACACATTATCGTAATGACTCATGTTCCTCCCTTTAAAGAAAGTTTTAATGCATCTGAAAAGTATAAGGGATCATCTGCGCTTGAGATTTTACCATGGTATACATCTAAATTAATGGGTGATACTTTAATGGCTGCAGCTAAAGCTTATCCAAACGTTAAGTTTACTGTTTTGTCTGGACATCTTCATAGTCATTATGATGATGACTTATTGAATAACTTAACTGTAAAAGTTGGAAATGCAAATTATGGAAATCCGCAGTTGGCGAGTGCAATTTCGATTTAATTATTAAGTGCGGTTATGAAGAGATCGCTTTTATTAAATTCCAATGGTGAACCTTTACAGTTCATTAATGAAGTCAGAGCAATTAAACTAATGCTTAGTGGCCGTGCAGATCCTCAATCTGGCTTAACTGGCAAGCCAGCTTATTGGGATGATGAGTATACAAGCTGCTCTTATAACTTTAAATTGCCAGCCGTGTTGCGTCTTAAGAACTACGTAGTTAGAAAAGGAATTAGGAGACCTCCTAGGTTTCAAAAACGTGTCCTTTTCAATAGAGATTCTTGGTGTTGTCAATATTGTGGAATAGAATTAACATATCAAGGAATAACTGTAGATCACGTTGTACCAGTTTGTAAAGGTGGGCCAACATCATGGTACAATTGTGTTGCTGCTTGTAAGATGTGTAATAGAAAGAAAGGTGGCAAATCTTTAGAAGAATCAGGAATGCATCTTTCTAAAAAACCAACAGAACCATCTGCCTTACATTTTTGGGATTTATCTAAGTCATCCGTGTGGCATGATGATTGGTCAATGTTTGTGAGAATTTAAATATTATCAATGCATAAAGTGCTCTCGTTGAGAATAGTTATGCTAGGAGTTTTATACCCATGCGCTTGAAGTTATCGGATCTACAACGAGTTGTTAAACAGACGTTGCAAGAAAAGAAGCATGTTGATGCATTTTGTGATGAAATTAAAAAGACTTTCGGGCCTTCTGTAATTGTCAGAGATGATTTAAAGTCTTTGGTTGAGACAGCCAATGAACGTTTGGACGTTATTGAATATCAAGGGCGTTTAAATACAGTTAAATTTCCTCGTCTTTTAGCGTTAGGAATGGCCAATCACGAATCTGCTGAAGTAAGAAAGTTTGTTGCAAGAGTTCTTCCTGAAAATGCGGCTGTTTCAATGTTGTTCGATTCAGACGAATCAGTTCGTCTTGCTGCCGCAAAGAAAGCACCATTAAAGATGGTAAAGAAAGCTTCACAAGCCTTTCCAAAAGACATTGGGTTAAAAGACATTGTTGAACACCGAACACTTTTTGAAGCTGCAGGTGCAGTTTCAGCTCTTGAAGCTTCTGCAAAACATGCTGATGAAGATATGTTAAGCGATGCATGGTATGAAGACGTTGCTAGAAAATTGATTCAAGATTATGGTCGTACTTTAGACACGACTTGGAAAACTCCAGCTGTAAAGCAATATTGTTCTTCTGTCAGAGCGACCACACGATTGCCTGTTGACGCAGGAAAATTAATGGAAAAAATGGACGAGATTCTCAAGAGTTTTGATGATGCTAGGTCTAAAGATTTAGGATTAAAAGAGAGCATCGATCATAGAGGGTCTTTTGTGATGGTCGAAGACTTTGAAGATCCTGTTGATCTATTATTAGATGAATCACTATCACCGCAAGAATATCTTAATAAGTGTGATGTAATTTTTGGTATTAAATATGCGTCGTTACCTCCAGCAATCATGAAGTACAAGATTAACGAAGGCTTATCAATAAATAAAATTCCTGTTTCTTGTAAGCTACCTCATCTAAACGCGCCTAGAAGAATTGATGAGATTGCATTAGATACTTTTGTAAAGAACTGGAATGATAAACAAAGAATGGCTGGTGAACCGTTCAAGCTAAATTGGGATCTTCATCCTGATTCTGCGAACAAAATTACTTTTAAACTGGAGTTAAAGTGATGAAGAAGAGACTTTCTGAATCTATGGAAGTTATGTTGACTGTTGAACCTAACGTTCAAGTCATAACAGAAAATATGATTGCAGAGTGGGGAGGAACACCTTATCCTGAACTTTCAGTAGCACTTGTTCATTTGAAATACCTTGCTGCGCTTCATCAGAATCATCACTGGACTGCAATGGGTGATCCATATTATGGCGATCATCTTTTGTTTGAAAGACTTTACAAAGGAATAGCCGAAGAGATCGACGCTGTTGCTGAAAAAGCTATCGGTCTTGGTTCTACGCAAAATGTCAATCTTCATCTTCAGTATCATCAACTTCTAAAGTTGATTGTTGGTCACGGATCCGCTTCGACGATTCCTCAATCTTCTGAACTTGCTCGTAAGTCTTTACTCGCTGAAATGAATTTCCTTTTGGTTATGAAGCATCTTTGTGACACCCTTAAAGGGTGTGGAATGATGACACACGGTCTTGATAACATGCTTGCTGGTATCGAAGACAAACATGAAAGCCACGTCTATCTTTTAAAACAAAGAGTTTCTAGAACATTGGTATGAATCATGAAAATTACAATAGCTGAACTACGAAATCTTATTAAAGAAGAAATAGAGAAAAGCTTATCAGAAGAAGAGGAAGGTCTTCCAGGAGCTTGTTGGTCAGGATATGAAGCTATAGGCTTTAAAGAAAAAAATGGTAAAAGAGTACCAAACTGCGTTCCAAAAAAGAAAAAGAAGAAGTCATGAAATTAACGACTACACGACTCAAGCAAATCATTCATGAAGAAGTCAAAAAGGCTACTTCAGGCAAGAAAAACCTGTCCGAGGCAATGACAAGAATCACAGATGATGAAATGGCTGCATGGAAGAACGGCGATTGGGGATATGTTTCTGGAGATGCCATGCCAGAACCAGGACACGACCACCAACAATTCCTCCACGGTTCAGATGAAGGTCATCCACATGATGATGAAGGATACATGGTCAAGTCTCGCATGGCTTCCATGAAACAGATGGCTGAAGATATCTGCGGTCTTCTTGATTCTGAAGATCAACTTCCTGCTTGGGTTCAAGATCACGTTGCCGTGGCTCATGAAAACCTTCAACAGGTCCACGGTTATCTCATGGGCGATGAAGAGATGAGATCCTACCAAGGAGTTCCAGCCGCAGTTGAACCTGTCGGAATGAATATGCCAATGGAAGGATCTCGTAACCTCAAGTCCAACAACCTCAATGAGGCTCATGCTCGTGTTACCCAAGAGGAAATGAGAGCATGGATGCGTGGTGACTGGGGATTTGTTTCTGAAACAGATTCAACTGAAGACGATCAATGAAACTTTGGTTTGTAAAGCATGCCTCAATTGGAATACATTTGAGGCATGCAGCGAACTCTTTGTTTTGATGACGTTTTATTGTCTCCTCAGTATTCTGAGATTGAATCACGATCTAATGTGAATCTTAGTGTTACTGGTCTAGATGAGACAACGGCACGATTAACGCCAAACCATTCAGACCTTATGTCTCCAATTGTAGGATCCCCTATGGATACCGTAATTGGTCCGACTGCAGCGGCGTTGTTGGATGAGCTCGGCGGCTTTGGAGTTCTACATCGATATTGCACAATTGATGAGGCTGTCAAGTCATTCCTCAAGGTCGTTGAGTTGAGGTCTTCTCCTGAAAGAACGGTTCCGAATGTGATGGTTGCCGTCGGAGCAACGGGGGACTTTCTAGAGAGAGCTACTGCTCTGTATGATGTTGGGTGTCGGTCTTTCTGCATCGACGTAGCCCACGGTCATCATTCTTCGGTGAAGTCTGCTTTGACCCTGATGAGGAACAAGTTCGGAAACGATGTTCACATCATGACCGGCAACGTTGCCACCCT